ACCGCCCTGGCCGGGGGACGCGTTCACCCACCCTCGACCGGCCCGCCAATAGCGGGAACGCGGGTAGTCGTGGATTTGTTGGAGCCCGAGTTCTTCGGAGTAGCCGATCAGGAACGGGAGGATTTCGCCGTCGAGGAGGGCTCGATCGTCCCATCCGAGGTCGAGGGCCGCGCCGAACGCGTGCGAGGACCATTTCAGGCCGCCTCGAATCGGTCGCCGGTTATAGATGCCGAGGCTCCGCATCCCCCAACGCTCGTGGCAGTATTTCGCGATCGCTTGGAGGTTCGGGGACGGCCCATCGTATCCGGCGGTCGTCTTGTTCGTCTGCCACGAAACGTGGCGCGTCGCCTCCACGGTCACCCCTTGTTCTTTTTGCCGATGATCGGCTCGACGGGGACGTTCGCTCGGGCCGCGATTCCGTTTCCGACCGCGTAACCGAGAATGGTTCCGATCATACCGGTCCCGGTGGCCTTGTCGATCGCGTCGAGGGCCAAGAGGACGGTAAGGCAGACGAGGGCGACGAGCGCGATTAGGGCTTTAGGCGGGTTTGCGAGTTTCACGGCGTCTCCGGGAATGTGACGGTCGGTCCGGGCGTCCACGTGGACGGGAGGTCGCGGAGGGTCTGCCGGTACTTAGCCCATGCGGGCCGGTCGACGGGCGCGTCGGGTAGTTGGGTCCAATCGGATTCGGCGAGGAGCCGGTCGCGATGGAGGCGCATACGGGCCGTGAGTATTTCCGCGTCCTCGGTCGGGTCGAGTAGCGAGTTTAGGTCAATTTTCATTAGGCCGCCTCGTAGATAAAGAATCCGGTTATGCGAGCGTTGTTCCCGCCCGGGTATCCCGCGCCGGTTATGTTTAGCAATAGAACGCTCGTAGTGCCACCCTCGCGAACGGTATGCGAAACGCCGCTAATGTTCGTTTCCGTTCCAAACCCGATAGCACCGGTTCCACCGCCTAACGGGGTAACGCTTGTGATCGGTTTCGTAATCGTTATCCATGTACCGCCGGTTCCGTTGTTCAGGATTTGGATGTCGTATTGGACGACTACGAGTTTGTTAATCCGGGTGTATTTGCCGAGTCGGGAGGTGAACGACGTAATTGTCCCGCTTTGAGATGTGACGGTCGGGGTATAGGTCTCCCACGCGGCCCCAATCGTGTTAAGAGTCGCGGCCGTGAGTATCTGTCCGGCGGTCGTTCCCGCGGTCCATTGAGTCGCCATAAATCACCATCCAAGCCGGTCGGAGTTCAGGACTCCGAGGTCCGTGTTATTGAGTGTAAAGAATGAGTAGTTCGCCATGTCGGACAACGAAAGAATAAACCGTGTCGCTCCGGGGACGATGGAGACGCGGATACCCTCAATCTTCATGTCGCGGGTCTGTAGGCCCGTGCCGGGGTCTTGGTAGGTCACGGGGAGCCAACCGGTAACGGGTCCGGTAAACGCGAGGAATGTTGCTAGGGCGGTCGTGTTTTGGATGCCGTCGAGGAATGAGATAGTCGCGTATATGTTGCCGGGGGCCGAGAGGGTTTGGGCTATCCACGACGCATTAGAGGCCTGTTGGGCGGTCGTAAGGTCTCGGGCCTCGACGGATAGTTGCGTGATGCCGGTTCCGGCCGACGCGGTCCCGGTCGCCGTTTGGGTGGCCCCGAGCGGGTTAGAGACGGTAGCGACGTTAAAGTAGTTCCCGCCGAGCCCGACCCGCGAGAATTCGTCCCACAAGATCGAGGTACTCGACGAGGTGTTGCCGATAGAGACGCCGATCTTTTGTTGGGTCGTTTTGGTCCGTGAAATGCCCCAATACTTACCGGCCCCTCCGCCCGCGACAATGTCAAACGAGCCGCGCTCGGTCCGGTTATTGGAGTTCATGTAGTCGAGGAGCGTTCGATTACCGTCGATTTCCTCTTGCGCGCCACCGGCCACGAATCCGAGAGTCGGGACGAACGAGTCGCCGGCCGAATACTCGGGAGGGTTCGGGAAACCCGACATGGAGTCAATACCGAGAGCGCCGTAGCCGTAGATCAGGTTCGACATAATCACGTAGTCGTCCGATTGGTTAATCGTCCGGTTCGTTAGGTAGTTGCCGGAGAAATACGGGTTGGGCCGCATGAGGAATTGTCCGAGTCGGCCGTAGCCGTCGATACCTACGATTGTCGCCGTTGAGGCGTCCGAGTCGATTTCGTCGCGGTACTCGATCGTCTGTAGCCAGAAGACGCGAGATTTTCCGGAGGCCGTGTTCGGCGTGAAGAAGATTAGAGACGAGATGGGGTAGGAGCCGGGGTTAAACGCTCCGGTCCCGTTGCGAACGGTGATCGTACACGTGTTAGCCGCGTAGTCGTCGAGGATGTTTTCGCGGCCCATAGCGAACGACGCCTCGATCACGTTATTGGTTATGTTGACGCCGTTTACCTCGACGGTCCATGCGATAGCCATAGATCAGGGTCCGAATCCGGGGATCCGGCCGTTCTGCCGGATATAGGTTTGTATGGCTCGGACTACGGCGTTCGGGTCGGCCGAGGTGACCGTCACGTTTACGGTCGTATTGCCCGCTCGACGTTCGAGGACGTCGGCCGAACCTCCGGAGCGAGGCAACGTGACCGGGTCCACCGAGTTACTGAACCGAGTGTTTACGGCGGTCGGAACCTTAGCGACCTCGGCGATATAGGCGTTTAGGCGGGCTCGGAGCGGGTCGTCGGGAGCGAGTGTTCCGGCGACGAAATTGATAGCGGCCGTCGTCCGGTTCTTCCAATCCTCGGAGCCCTTGGCCGCGCCCTCCAATTCGCCGAAATCCTCGGCCATGTTGATAACCGAGTCGGCCGTATTTCGGGCCGCGTCGTCGACGGCCTCTAGATCGTTCGGCGTGTCCCGCAATACCTCTCGATAGCCGTTAACGGCCTCCTCGACGTCGTCTAACGTCCCCTCGAATTGGCGGTGGACGCCGAGAAAGTCGATCGCGGCCTCGGTGGCCTTGCGGGTCTCTTCCTCGTATTGGGCGGTCGTCGTGTTGAGTTCGCCGAGCGCGTCGCGGATAATCGCGGCCGTGTCGGCCTCTTGTTCCCCGGCAGTAATCCATACCTCTAGACGTTCGGTGACGAGCCGGAGTTTTTCGGCTTGGAGGTCGTACGCGTCGACCTGCTTAAGCCCGGCGTCGTATTCGTCGGCGGTGATCTCGTTTCGTGCGTACCGGGCCTCTAAATCGAACTGTAATTGTGCGCCGAGTTCGTTTAATGCGTCGGCCTCTTTCTCGTACTGCTTAATGAGATCGCGGTTTCCCTCGGCGATAGCGACGATAACGTCGGATGCCTTGGCTCCGGCGTCGGTGAGTAGCCCGAGTTCGTCGGTAATCGTTCCGAGAATTTTCCGGTACGCCTCCTCTTTTTCGTTTTTGGCGAGGAGATCGGAGAGTCCGGTTAGTTCTTTTTGGGCGGCCTCGACGTCGGCGTTAAATTTGGCTTGTTCTTTGGCCGCGTTTTTGGCTCCGGCCGTAAATAGGTCGTAGGCCGCTTTTCCGACGGTGAACGCGACGCCGACCGCGCCGAGGACGCCGAGAGCGGTTCCGAGCGCGCTCGTAACCTTGCCGATCTGTACCTCGTTTAGCCCGAGTTGACCGCCGAACCCCTCCACGAGGTCGCCGAGTCCCTCGATCGACTCGCCGAACGCGAACGCGGAGCCGATCGCCCCGGAGGCCGGACCGCCGATGCCCTCGGTTAGATCGCGGAACGCGGTCGTCGTGACCGGGATACCGTCACGGCCCGCGCTCTTAGCGGCCGCGGAGGTCTTGTCAAGCTTGTCGGCGACGTCTTGTAGAGCCTTAGTCGTGGCCCGCGTGTCAATAGAGACCGTCTGCTCGTCGAGTTTCTCGACCTTGTTCTCCGCGTCGACCGCGGCCTCTTCCAAGTTGCCGAGATTACGGACGGCCTCGTCGGTTTCGACGCCTAGTTTAATGTTCGGGTCACGTGCCATTCTGCGCCCTCTCTACGGCCTTACCGAGGAACTTTACCCATTCCCGATAGACGATCTCGTCTTGCGCGTCTCGGACTAACTTAAACGCGTACCGAATGGTTCCCTTGGCCTCGACGCCACGGACGACGATCGGGCCGCGTACCGGATGCTTATAGCCCTCGGCCTTAAGGAACACGGGTTTATCTTTTTTCGTTTTCTCTTGTCGTTTCACGCGGGACGCCGTTTGGACGAGTTGCCCGAATGGCGTTCGGTCGGAGGACGTCCGACGGCCCGCCGGGTATCCGCGAGGGAGGCCGACGAGATGGTCGGAGGTTCCCCATTCGCCGACGGCCCATATTTCGGCCGGACGGAGAAAGATGTTCAGGATGAACTTGTTTCCGACGCCGGTTCCGCCTCGCGGGTCATACTCGATGACGTCGAACACGCGAGCTTTAACGGCCCGGTTCTTAAACGGTTTCATGTCTTCGCCGAACGCGTATTTCGCGGCCTTAAGTGCCTCGGCCTTTAAGGGTTTAGCGATCGCGATAGCGAACCGGTCCGATTCGGCCCGATTCTCGAACGAGAGCTCTTTAACGAGTCGGGAGGTGAATACGGATATTCGCGTGTTCTCCCAACCGCTCGCCATTAGGCGAGGGTCGGAACGCCCGAGATGGGGAGCGTGATCGAGAACTCCAACACGCCGTCGGCCGAACCGCCCGCATCCGGGAACATGGGAACCAAGTTGCCCGACAAGGTCTTGGTTCCGACGTCCATAACGAACGAGACGTTCGAGCCGGCGAGGGCCGCGGCCCACAACGCCTCGGAGAACGACCCGACCTTGCCCCAATCCTGATAGGCGGTCAATTGGAGTTCGTACGAGGACGGGAGTTGGATCGAGGCGGGACCGGAGAGGGTCTGAACCGTGATCGAGTTGTTATTCGCGACGACGGTTGCCGAGTTGATCTGCTCGGAATAGTCGTCGCCGTCAATCGTGACGGTGATGACTTTTCCGGTGGCGATTGCGGTAGCCATGTTGGGTTTCTCTTTCTATCGTAGGACCGTCATAACGACGGTTAGGTTGTATGCGGGTAGGGAATGTTCGCCGAACTCCATAGTGGACGGCGTGCCGGAGTCGACGAGGACGCCGGGTAGGGATGCGATCGTGTCGGCCATGTCCAAGAGCGTTAGGTTCGAGGCGAGATTGTTCGGCGGGAGGTTCACTAACCGGACCGGGAACGTGACGTCGACGACCTTAGAGTTCGGGGCCGTAAAGTCGGGGAGCCCGATAAACGCGCACGGCGGGTCCAAGAGTGCCGGGTCGCGTACTACGACGATTCCGGCGTCGTCGAGGGCCGTTTCGAGTAGGTCGGCCGCGTCGGTGATAGCACCCATTACGCGACCGCCGGACGCTCAATGCCGAGGAGTTGCTTAATCCGGCCGAGTGTGCCGACCGGCGGGGTTATCGGGTTCTCCATGAACGACGCGAACGACTCGACCGACCCGCGTTCACGGTACAGGGAGCCCGCATAGAGGCACACGGCCTCGGTAGCCCGTGGGGTCGGCGATACGTGCGGGTAGTCCACATAGGACGCGGCCTTACGTCGGTCGTAGCACCATTCGTTAGCCGCAATCGTACAGAGGTCGAGCCAATCGGCGTCGCCCGCGTTCCCGATGAAGAGCTCGACGTCCTCGGTGTCGGCCCACGTAACCGGGACGTCCGCTTGGCCGATCGTGTCGGCTCCGGCGTGCGTATGGTTCCCGTTCACGTACGAGACCGTCCGGTCGTCCGTGTCAATCGCCGTAATCGCGTGCGTCCCGTTGTAGGTTCCGGCCGCTAACACTCCGGAGACCCGGAGGTTATAGCCGACTACTAGGCCGGTGACGTCGTCGAGGGTCAACGTATGAACACCCGCTACCGCTTCCGCGTGCGTCACGTGCTTTAGGAGTGCCATACGTTGACCCGGCCGACTCGATCAGGGCGCGTCGACGAGAGCGACGAACTTGTCGGCGTCGATCACGTGGGAGACCATGTAGCCCCGCCACGCCAGTTCGATTTCCGCGGTCGCGGGAAGATTCACCTGAATACTGCCCTTGACGCTTTCGAACACCTACAAACCGTCGACGGTTCCCACGATCAGAGTGTCGGGGTCGAGCGCGTTGGACACGACGAGCGTGAGTCCGGCGGGCGAACCCTCGCGGGAGTTGGCCGACAACGAACCGAACGCCGAGGACGGGTTCAGGCTCGGGAAGAGGAAGTCTCCGCCGGTCGTCTCCAACGTGGCGAGTTCCTTGTACTTGTTCACACCGGCAAAGATGTGCGTCGGGTTCACGCCGGAGGCGGTGAGGATGTCTCCGGCCGCGGTGTAGATGCCTCCGAGAACGTCGGTGGCCGACGTCCAATCGGCAACGGGGGTCGTGTTGGTGGCTCCGGCCTCCAACACGCCACAGACGGCCGCCTCGGTGGCGCGTGCGTACGCCTTACCGAGTTGCTCAATGTACAGGGCGACCATGTTTCCGTCGGCCCAATCGATCGCCTCTTCGGACTCGCGGATGAATCCGCCATAGAGTGCCTTGGTCAACGTGACGTCGTCGACGATGAGAGCCTGTGACGAGAGGGCCGCGCCCTCGGCCGAGTGAACGGCCACGGTCGGGCGTTGGGTCACGACCGGTCGGATGAACTGCTTACCGGAACCGGGCATCGCACGGGTTCCGACCGCGGTGATGACGGGACGGTAGGCCGCGAGTCCGTCGTACAACGGTTGAGCGACCGGAATCGGGAGCAGACCGGGAATGTCGGCCGAGTCGCCCTGAGCGGCGCGAACGGTCGCCATGTCCTTACGGACGACGGCCGAGATGTATTCGGCCGCGGTGATCTTGCGGGACGCGGCCACGGCCAGAGGCGCGGTCGCGATGGTGGCCTCGACGGCCATGGTGTTTTCGGACATTTCCTTATCCTCCTCGGATTCGGGGTTGGGTTGGGTTTCGGTTTCGGGTTCGGCGTCGGGTTCGGCCTCGGTGGCCTCCTCCTCCGCCTCGGAGGCCGCGACGTTGGCGACCCGTGCCTCCTCGAACGCTCCGAACGGGAGTAGCGAGAGTTCCCGCATCCGTCCGGCCTTGACGACCAATACGTCGCC